TTAGAATATTTCTTTTTCTTGAATGAATTTCTCGAAATCTTCTTTTGCTTTATGGTTCATTTTTTCAGTTACATGACTGTATACCTGTTCTGTAACGCTCATTGTTTTATGCCCTAACCTTTCTTGTATAACTTTCATAGGTACATCACTTTCAAGCAATAAGGTAGCGTGTGTATGTCTTAATTTATGAATACTTAATCCGTTTTCTACACCTAATAATTTTTCTGTCACATGTTTCATTGTGTTATGAGTTGTACTTCGAGGAATAGGGTCGCCAAATGAATTGCAAAAAATAAAGTCATACGATTCATTATACAAATCTTCATTTACAATTCTATTTGCATTTTGTAAATATTTTAACTTAGTTAACTCTTTGGCTAAATCTTCAGTTATATAAATTATTCTATCTTCTTTATTCTTAGTAGGGTTCCATCTATCATTTTTTTGATCATAGGATTTAGTGATAGAAATAGCTTTATTCTTCTTATCATAATCAGACCATAATAAAGCGTTAGCTTCACCGGCACGGATACCAGTTTCTATCATGAATCTAAACATGTAATACTGATTAATATCACGTTTTTTCACCATTTCCAAAAAGGGCTTAATTTTATCCTTTGGAATGTATTTGGCTTTTTCAGGAATTTTCAAATCTCTATGCTTTAACTCTACATTTTCACACGGATTGAATTGTATAATACGGTCATAGACTGCTTGTTGTAATGCACGATTCAGTAATGAATGAGATTTCTTTATAGTAGATTTACTATACTTTCTATTTATTAAGTCATTTATAAACTCTTGATGCTTAGAAGATGTTATCGATTTAATAGAAATATTGCCGTAAAATTTGAGCACTCTCATTTTAGAAAATTTTTCTATTTCAATTGTACTTTGACTTAATTTATCGTTACGCCAAGTTTTCAAATAATACTCTAACCAGTCCTCTAGCTTATAATCTTTTTGTACTTGCATACCTTTATTCAGAGAATTTTCTAGTTCAGTAGCAACACGTTTTGCTTCTGTTTTCGTTTTAAATCCACTTTTTGAAATAGATTTCCGAGCACCCATTTCATCATGATAGAACACTCTACATCTCCATTTATTACCTCTTTTTTCTATTTGAGCCATGATAACCACTCCTTTTACTTTGATTTAAGCTAAAAAAGATAAAAATATATAGGGCACGTAAGGTGTGCCCTTGAATATTATAAATACTGTTGTAAATCTTGGATTTTGTTTAAATAAGGATTTAAGAAGTCAGTGAGTTCATCATCAGAAAGTTCATCTTTATCCTCTTTCTTTTCTAGAGACTTATATTCTCTATCTTTTTTAATTTCTTTTTTTACTTTATCTGACTTGTTTCCAACTTCATCGTTTATATCTCTAGCTTCTTTTTTAGTAATTGTTCCATTTTCCGCTAAGCTTGAAACGTCTGAAATAGTATTCAATTCAATCTCATTTACAATACCATCAACACGAGTATCTAATTGACTTGATTTTTCAACTACTTTTTTTGTTTCTTCAGTTTCTGAATCATCCACTGCTGGTTGAGACATAGCTGTTATAAAGAGTATTAAACCGATAACAAATAATATTATTGCTATAATTCCAAACTTTTTCACTGACTGCTTTCTTCTTTTTTTAATTATTGTAAATACAAGCACTACTATAAAAGCAATTGAAATTAAAAACCAAAGTGTAAATAACATTCCACATTTCTCCCTTAATAATAAATTTAATCTATATTAAACAACCTATATAGGTATGTACGTGTACTCAAACACGCACACAGGTTGGATTAATCTATCTGTTTAATTTCTAAAGGCTCAAATTGAATATGGTAGCCTTCGTAATTAACATAATTCCCAAATTGTTTTTTGTAATCCTCAATAGCAGCATGAAAGTAAGATCTATCAATTTGCATAGTTAAACACATTTCGTATAAATCGCCCCAAATGCCTTGTTTGTAGCACTTTATTAACTTCTCTAAAGGTACTGCTAATTTGAAACCTAAACGTCTAGCTTTTAATTCTTGTTTTAAATCTTCTACATGTTTACAAGTAGATTTAGTATAAGCCCCTAAAATATTCCCATATGAAGTTTCGTGATGACCTAATTCTTCGGCTATTATCCCATTTTGGATATAGTGATTAACTTTACCTGTAATTGTAATTAAACCATCTGGGTCAATTTCGTCTCTTGTATAATACCCACCAACCTTATTAGGCATATCGTAGTCTATTTCTAATGCTACTTTAGAGTATTTATCAGAAAGTTCTTCTCTCAATTGCATATAAAATAACCCCTTACTTATTTCTGTTTTTTCTCATCATTCTTCTAGCTTCAATGTAAGCTAAGATTTCTTCGATTTCTTCTTCAGTAGCATCGTCGTCAATATGAGCTGCGATAACTTCTGAGTAGTTCTTTTTATTATCTTTTTTAAAAGTTGGATCTATATCAGATTTTTTAACGTTCAAAGCATCAGCTACTTTTTGAACATTGTCTGGGTTTATTAAAGTTTTATTATTTAAATAATCAGAGATTGTACTTTTGGAAATGCCAGTTTTGTCAGCTAATTTCAATTGTGTAAGACCCTGCTTTTTCATGATGTTTTTAATGTTTGATGAAATTTGAACTTTCAATTCTTGGTTTCTATCCATTTTTTGTTACCTCCCAATAATTTATTTGATAAGTACATTATATAGGTAAGAAGTCGGAGAAGCAAGGAAAATTTCGGTAAAATTCGGAATTATTATAAAAAATACGAGAAAAACCATTTGACATTCCGAATGTTTTCGGATATCATTGTAAATAGTTAAAAGAAAGGAGGTACTAATCAAATGCAAATCACAATGCGAGCAGCAAGAGTTAACGCAGGTTATACGCAAGGAGAGGCATCTAGAGAATTAGGGATTAACACTGATACACTATCTAAATATGAAAAAGATAATTCTAAAATAGGTAGAGACATCATTGTTAAAATTCAAAATCTATATAAACTAGATGCAGACTGTATTTTTTTTGGAGTTGAGTCCGAGTTTTTTCGGAAATTAAAGAATGAGTAGTTAAGAAAGGGGTGGAAATAATGTTGAATCTTCAAATTAGCGATGATCTTATCGATGAAATGGTAGATGCGAAAGTAAAGGAAATTCTTAAATCATACAAACGCACTTTAGTGACTGTTGATATGAAAGATTTAGTAAAAATGACTGGATTAAGTCAGTCCACTTTGGAACAAAAAATAATTTGTGAGCCAGAAGTCATTGATGTGACAAGGAGGATTGGCACTAGAGTCTTGTATAAGTACCCCGAAATAATAAGCGCCTTAAATAAAGTGATAGATAGATTAGGAAGATAGGAGGGGTAACATGAGTAAATCATTTTTAATTGCATTTGCAATGTGGGTTGTTTCAACACTGTTAATTTCAATTCTAACAGCTAATGCAGTAATAGGTTTAGGTTGGGGCGTAATGCTCGGAATCCTAACATATGTATTCTTTGAATATATGTTTTATGACGAAAAAAAGACCGCTAGCAACGGCAATTGCTAACGGTAAGAAGATACTTTAGGAAAACATACAATTTAAGTATACACCAAAACTCAGGAGGTAGGCAATATGGGAATTGCAGAACAAATATTAGACGAGTTAAAACGATTAAATAAAAACTTGCAAGTAACGAACGTAGAACTATCTACGGTAGATGAGTCAGTCGTTCAGAACGTAGTTAAAGAAGCACCAATGAAAAAGACTGAAACGCCTAAACAAGAAGAGCCAAAAGAAGTTGTGAAAGAAGAATCTACTGAACAAGAACAAATCTATTCAAAAGATGATGTGCTTAATCTAGGTAAGACTTTTGTACAAAAAGCAGATACAGAAGATAAAAAAGCATTTAAGACAAAACTTGAAGAACTTGGTGCCAATAAACTTTCAAACATTAGTGAGGATCATTTCACTGAAATTGTAGACTTCATGAATGCGAGATTGTCTGCATGAAGTTAGACCATTCAAGTAGAGCCCATGCCAAGTTAAGCGCAAGTGGAGCGAAACAATGGTTAAATTGCCCACCAAGTATCAAAGCAAGTGAAGGTATTGGAGATAAGACTTCAACATTTGCAGAAGAAGGTACATTCGCTCATGAGTTAAGTGAGTTGTACTTCAATCACATGTATAACGGATTAACTGATTACGAATACAACAAAGCCTTTAAGAACTATACACGCAATCAATATTACAACGAAGAATTAAGAGAATACGTTGAACGATACGTTGATGAAGTTGAAGAACGCGTTAATGATGCAGTAGCAAGAGACAGTGATGTAACAACACTGTTTGAAACAAGACTCGATTTAGGAAGATATGTTCCCGAATCGTTTGGCACAGGTGACGTGATTGTCTATTCAGGTGGTGTGCTTGAAATCATAGATCTTAAATACGGTAAAGGTGTTGAAGTAAGTGCTATAGACAATCCACAACTTAGATTATATGGATTAGGTGCTTATGAGTTACTCAATTCTCTATATGATATTCACACTGTACGCATGACAATCATACAACCAAGACTTGATAACTATTCAACCGAAGAACTACAAATCAATACACTGATTGATTGGGGGCTTAATACAGTTAAGCCAACTGCAGAATTAGCATTTGAAGGTAAAGGCGAGTTTAAAGCAGGTAGTCATTGCAGATTTTGTAAAATCAAGCACTCATGTAGAGCGCGTGCCGAGTATATGCTAGATGTACCCAATCAACCGGCACACTTATTAAGTGATACAGAAATTGCAGAACTCTTACACAAGATACCAGACATCAAGAAATGGGCAGATGAAGTTGAGAGCTATGCACTAGAAGAAATGACTGAGAAAGATAAAGACTATCCAGGTTGGAAACTTGTTGAAGGTCGCTCACGTCGAGTGATGACAGATACAAAAGCTATTGAAGATACGTTAACCAAACAAGGTTACGACAAAAAAAGCATTACTGAGACAAAGTTACTTAGCATTACGAACTTAGAAAAACAAATCGGAAAGAAAGCATTTTCTCAAATGGTTGGTGATTATATCGAAAAACCACCAGGCAAGTTAACACTTGCACCTGAATCAGATAAACGCCAAGCAGTTAAACAAAAAGCAGAAGATGACTTTGACAAAATATAAAACTAAAAGGACGGTAATTAATTATGAAAGCAAAACAAATTGGAACTAAAGTAATCACTGGTAAAGTAAGAGCATCATACGCACATATCTTTGAGCCACATAGCATGAATGAAGATGCACCGAAAAAATATTCAGTATCACTTATCATTCCTAAATCAGATACACAAATGATTGAAACAATTGAAAAAGCGATTGAAGAAGCTAAAGAAGCAGGTAAAGGAAAATGGAATGGCAAAGTACCTAACAACTTGAAAACACCATTACGTGATGGCGACATTGATCGTGAAGATGACCCTAACTATGAAAATGCATATTTCTTAAATGCAACAAGCCAAACACAACCTGGTGTTGTAGACCAAAATAAGATTCGCTTAACTGAACCTGGCGCTTTAGTAAGTGGTGATTATATTAGAGCGTCAATTAACTTCTACGGTTATAACGCAAACGGTAATAAAGGCATTGCAGCAGGACTTAACAACATTCAATTAGTCGAAAAAGGAGAACCATTAAGTGGTGCAAGTAATGCCGAAGATGATTTCGATGAATTAGATTCAGATGACGACGACTTACTATAAGTAAATAGGCGGGGTGCATAAGCCCCGCTATTATTATAAGCAAAATGAGGTGCAACAGTATGGAACGAACAATGAATGTTGATATAGAAACGTACAGTAGCGCCGATATTCGTAAAACAGGTGCTTATAAATACGCTGAAGCGGAAGATTTCGAAATACTCATCATTGCTTATTCACTTGACGGTAGCCCAGTCAAGGCAATAGATATGTACGATATTGACGAGTCACTGTATAAAGAATTCAAATTTGCACTACTTGATAGCGACATTACAAAATACGCGTTTAACGCAAACTTTGAACGTATTTGTTTAGCCCAACATTTCAATGAATCAATGCACCCGAGTGAGTGGGTCTGCACAATGGTTAATGCAACAAGAATTGGGCTACCTGCATCACTTGATAAAGTTGGCGAAGTTTTAAACCTACAAGATCAAAAAGACAAATCAGGTAAGAACTTGATTAACTATTTCAGTAAACCTTGCAAGCCAACTAAAACAAATGGTGGACGTACACGTAACTTACCAGAACATGATACTGAGAAATGGCAAATGTTTATTGATTACTGTGTTCGAGATGTTGAAGTTGAAATGAATGTTGCAGAGAAGATTAAAGACTTTCATGTACCAACCATTGAACAAAGATATTGGACGGTAGATCAGTTGATAAATGATAGAGGAATTAAGCTATCAGAAGATTTAATGCTAGGTGCAAATGAGCTCGACAGTATCAGTAAAGCATCACTCATCGAAGATGCAAAACGTATTACAGGTTTAGATAATCCAAACAGTCCAACACAATTACTTGAATGGTTAAACACTGAACAAGGATTAGATATTCCTAACTTACAGAAGAAAACAGTACAAGATTATCTGAAAAAAGCAACTGGCAGGGCGAAACAAATGTTAGAAATTCGATTACAGATGTCTAAGACAAGCGTTAAGAAATACAACAAAATGCATGACATGATGTGCAGTGATCAACGCGTTAGAGGACTATTCCAATTTTATGGCGCAGGCACTGGCAGATGGGCAGGACGGGGCGTTCAATTACAGAACTTAACTAAACACTATATTAGTGATACTGAGCTCGACATTGCACGTGAAATGATTAAACGACAGGACTTTGATGGCTTATCACTTTTAATCGATGTTCACCCACAAGACTTATTAAGTCAATTAGTCAGAACAACATTTACAGCAGATGAAGGCAACGAGTTAGCAGTGAGTGACTTCTCAGCTATTGAAGCAAGAGTCATTGCTTGGTATGCAGGTGAGACGTGGCGACTTGAAGTGTTTGATACACATGGAAAAATTTATGAGGCATCTGCCGCTCAAATGTTTAACGTGCCTGTAGACTCGATTACAAAAGGCGACCCGCTTAGACAAAAAGGTAAAGTATCAGAACTTGCATTAGGTTATCAAGGCGGTCCAGGTGCACTAAAAGCAATGGGTGCGCTTGAAATGGGTTTAACGGAAGAAGAATTAAAACCACTGGTTGAAAGTTGGAGAGCAGCCAATCCAAACATCGTGAACTTTTGGTCTGCATGTCAAAATGCTGCAATTGAAACAGTTAAGACAAGACAAGAGCATCGCACACACGGATTGAAGTTCTACATTAAGAAAGGGTTTCTCATGATAGAACTACCAAGTGGACGTGCTCTAGCTTACCCGAAAGCTAAGTTAGGTCAGAACAGTTGGGGCAGTGATGTTGTTGAGTTTATGGGATTAGATCTAAACCGTAAATGGTCGATACAAAAAACTTACGGTGGCAAACTCGTCGAGAATATCGTACAAGCAACAGCTAGAGACTTACTTGCTATATCGCTAATGCGAGTTGAAGAAGTGGGCTTTAAAACAGTCGGACATGTGCATGATGAAATTATCGTAGAGATAGAAAAAGGCTCAAATGGATTAGAAGAAATAGAAAAATTTATGAGCCAACCAGTATCTTGGGCAGACGGATTAAATCTGAATAGTGATGGATTTACATCGCCATTCTATATGAAAGATTAGGTGATTCCAATGGAACAAACAATCACACTACAAATCAAAGTGGAAGTTGAACAGGAAGTAACAGTGCCGGTGGCAGACAATTACGATTTGGAAGCAATAAGTAACAGTGAAGCAAATAAAGTAGCTGAGAAATATAAAAGTAACCCAGAGTTACTAGGATTTGAAGATATTAAATTCAGAAAAGTATCAGACGTACAAGTTAAGGATTATTAGGAGGGGAAATAATATGCCAACAAGAATGGAAAAGGTTAAAGATGATAAAGGTAATTTGAGTTACGTAATGCTTGATGGGACAGATGAAATCCTAATAGATGTGGACGATTACAAAGAGGCTAAAAGTATGAAGTTAACTGATACTGTAATCAGATATCAAGCTAGAAAAGGTAAACGTCAATTTAAAAATTACATTAGAAAATATGAACAACGTCAAGGTGTGGACAGACTCACTGCAGAGGACAGAGAACGTGAGGAACGTAGACGAGATAAGTTAGGTGCTAAACAACGTAAAGAGCAAGAACGACTGCAAATGATTGAAGATGCGAAGTGTAGAGACCCATACTGGTTTGACAATACTTGGAATCAAATGTTCAAGGGGTGGAGTTAATGAAGATTAGGGATTTAGACTTAGATCAATACGTTGTTGTGAATGACTTAGGTGCAGGTAAATATAGCAGTGGTATGCGTGTGATAGGTAAGGTTATAAAAATTGATGATAAACATAATTACGCAATCATAGAATCGCTACCTAAGCACAGATATGAAATTACAGATTTCAATGACTTTGAACTGTGGGCTAAGAATATTGAGGATAAGACGGAGAGTGTGAGTATACAGAATAAAGAAACAGAAGAAATAGTATCAAATGGTGAAGTGGAGGCAACTATTGATTTGAGTAATTCAGAGTTTGCACACTTACGCCAATCCAACGACTTACAACAACGTAAGCGTAATGACACAGTAAACCACCCGTCACATTATAACTACGGGGATATAGAGATTATCGATTTCATTGAACAGGTAACTCAACATTATAACGCTAACGTAGCTTATCACATTGGCAATGCTATTAAGTATCTTGCACGTAGTCCGCATAAGAATGGTAAAGAGGACGTAGCTAAAGCTAAATGGTATATCGAACGTGCGTTTGATAAATGGGATGTGAAGTAAGTGACACCTAACGACATACTACTAAAAAATTCCGATTTGATTGTTAAATCATTATTTCAAAGAGCTGATAGAACATATAAACAATTCTTGAAATATAGTAACACAAGTTATGAAGCAGAAGTTGGTACAAGTAGATACTGGAAAGCAGTGGCTGGTACTGAACAGACGCAGAGAGAAATAAAAGGATTGATTGAACAACTTAAAGCAATGGACGAATACACACAATGGAGTGGGAAGTTGCATCAAGACAGATATAAATTTGTTGAGAAGTACGACATTGTAATGGAGAAATATAAACAGTCATGATCCTATCAAACACAATCAACATTCGCTATAAATATAACACTGGTGGGATGAACACAGTGGAAATGGCACAGTTATTAAAGTATTACGGATTACGCGGATTCTTAAAGGCGATTAATAAAAATAGTTTCACAGTAGCAGTGTTGCCAGAGGATAAAGCACATAACAGGAAAGTAATGGAGGGGTTAAGGAATGAAAATCAAACGTAAAGTACAGAAAAACTTACCACAGTTGATTGAGTGGCTATTGAAAAGTGGATATCGTAATTATACAGCAAATTCAAATATGGGAAATATAGTAACATTATCACGTTATGGTGCAATACAATTCTCACTCGGAACATTTTTCCCAGAAGAAACTTTCACAGTCGAAGTCGAGGAAGTGGTTGATGAATATACAGTGTTTAATTATTTGTTACTAACTTACAAAAAAGACAACGATAAAATTGAAACACATTGTTATGAAGATAAATGTATCAAAAGTGTATTAAGTCAATCAAGCAGGTTGATGTATGTGAGTGAGCAATTAAGTATAACTTATTTTGATGATAAAGGAATACCACATTTAATCTGGACACATGAGAAAAGTCTGGTGGAGTAGATGATTAAGTTTAGAGCGTGGTTATCTTCTGACAAAAGATTTGCAAATAGAAGTATAGAGTTAGTTGACGATTATACAAAATATTTACTAAAGGAGTGATGGCGAGTGAATAACACAGTTACAGATTATGAAAAGCTATCAGAACAATATAACAAGATGATAGCAGAACGAAATAACCTTATCGACGATCTATCTTGGTATAAAGCAAAGGTTAGTAGGTTGGAACGACACAATAAAGATTTACGTTTACAATCTGATACTTACTTTGAACAGTGGCAACAACACAAAGCATTAAATAACGAATTCTCCCAACACATTGGCAACAAACCATCGAGCAGCACGTATAAGTATTTTAGAGCGAAGTTGGATGGCGTTGGGATTAAGGAGGGTGAGTAAGATGGCTTATGAATATGAAGGTAAACTACTTGATTATGCTAGTGGTAGCAAAACATATGAAGAATATAAAGCAATGACGCAAGAATTACAAGAAGTCTATCGCAAAGCTAAGGCGTGGGATGAAATATTAAATATAGACTTAGCACAACACGATGAAGAGTATGCAGACAATGCCATGAAAGTTGTTAATAAATTTACGGAGGGCAAAAATGACTAAACTACAAATCAAACTACTAAGCGACAACGCAACTAAACCTAAACGAGCAGATGACGAAAGCGCAGGTTATGATATATACGCAGCAGAAACAGTGATACTTGAACCACAACAGAAAGCATTAATTGCAACTGATCTAGCAGTGAATATTCCTAAAGGTTATGTGGGATTACTTACAAGCAGAAGTGGTGTGAGTAGTAAGACACATCTTGTAGTTGAAACAGGGAAGATTGACGCAGGGTTTCAAGGTCATATGAAGATTAATGTTAAGAATGATATGGATATCTCAAATGTGGCATCAACTAAAGCAGTTTTAAATGGTGAAAGAGCATATTCATTATTAGATGTATCAGGAGAACGTATCGGTTTTTCAACAAATATGAATTGCTACAAAATACAAAAAGGCGACCGACTAGCACAGTTAGTTATTGTACCTATATTCACACCAGAGTTAGTACCAGTTAAGGAGTTTATCAATGAAACAGCAAGAGGGCAAAACGGTTTCGGTTCAAGTGGCACAAGATAAGGATATTCTCGAAAAAGTTAAGGAAGTGTTGAGGAAATGACACAGTATTTAATTAGAACACTAACCGATTCAACCGGTCACCCTTTCACTCATGTAACTAAAGCACGTGAGAATGAAACGTTTACTTTGGTTGAGGCAGAGAGTAAGGAAGAGGCAAAAAGATTATATAGAGCAATACAATTAAAAAATGCGTTTAGTAGTTTAAGTAAAGGCATGAGAAATATGCGTAAAGCTATGCAAAGAAAGGACAGTGAGTGAATATGAAAATACTTAAAACACTACTAATCATAGCAGTATACGAACTAAGCAAATACGTTACGAATGAAATACTAATTAAACTACAGGCAAACGATGATATAGATCAGCCGAAAGATTATGAGGAGGAGAAGTAATGTTCTGGATTATAGCAATTACATTAGCAATCATGTTAATTGTATCTATCATATCTAACTGCATACAAAGTGATGTGATATCTAAACTTAGATATGAGAAGGCACACTTGAAGAATTATATTCAGGCATACATTAAAAAGAATTAAGTGGTGAGAATGAACAAATAGCAGTGTTGAAATAATACTAGGGCGATAATTCGCCCTTTTCTATTCTAATAGAAAGGAGCAAATGCAAATGTTAGACAAAGTAACAAAAGTAGAACAACTACAGTATGACAGAGACATCACTTATGCTTACGCATCAAGTCGTTTAGCTAAGAACTGGACAAACCATAACATGGCGTGGTCAGACTTCTTAACTAAACTATCACAAACAGTTAGAACGAAAGAAAGTTTAATTGAATATAACAAAATGTCGAAGTCAGAGCAGTCAGACATTAAAGACGTTGGTGGCTTTGTCGGTGGCTATTTAAAAGAAGGACGCAGACAAGCAGGTCAAGTGATGAATCGTTCAATGTTAACACTTGATTTGGACTATGCAGCACAAGACATGACAGACATTATGGGTATGTTTTATGACTTTGCGTATGCGGTCTATTCAACACATAAACACAGAACAACAAGTCCTAGACTTCGTTTGGTTGTTCCTTTAAAACGTAACGTCAATGCAGATGAATATGAAGCCGTTGGACGTAAAGTAGCAGACATGGTCGGCATGGAGTATTTCGATGATACAACATATCAACCACACCGCTTAATGTACTGGCCTTCAACAAGTAGTGACGCTGATTTCTATTTTGACTATGAAGACCATCCAATGTTAGATCCTGATAAAATACTTAACCAATATAATGATTGGTCAGATACACTTGAATGGCCAACATCTAGTAGAGAAGAAAGTAGAACACAAAGACTCGCAGATAAACAAGGAGACCCAGAGGAAAAACCTGGTATTGTTGGTGCATTCTGTAGAGCCTATTCAATCGAAGACGCTATTGAGGCATTTATTCCTGAGCGTTATGAGTATCATAGCGAAAATCGTTACACGTTCCATGAGGGCTCAACAGCTGGAGGGTTAGTATTATATGAAAATGGTAAGTTCGCTTATTCCCATCACAATACAGACCCAGTGAGCAGTCAATTGGTTAATAGCTTTGACCTTATCCGTATTCACTTATTCGGTGCACAAGATGAAGATGTAGACGAGAAGACACCGATTAACCGCATGCCAAGTTACAAGGCAATGGCTGAGAAAGTAAGAAAAGATAAGCAAGTGTCCAAACAACTTGTTAATGATAAAATCAATGATGCATTTGAAGATTTTGACGCAATTGACAGTGAGGGTTTAGATACTAACAGTGAATGGAATGAAACCTTAGAAATCACGGCTAAAGGTGCATTTAAATCTAGCATTCCTAACATTGAAATTATTTTGCGTAATGATCCTAACTTAAAAGGTAAAGTAGCGTTTAACGCATTCACAAAACAAATAGAATGTTTAGGTAAAACACCCTGGAACAGTGAAAGTAAAATACGTCAATGGCAAGATGGTGACGATAGTAGTTTGCGTGGATACATTGAAAAGGTATATGACATCCACCATTCAGGAAAAACAAAAGATGCGATTATATCAGTCGCTATTCAAAATCAATATCATCCAGTTAAAGATTACTTGAACAATCTTGAATGGGACGGTCAACCAAGACTTGAAAGACTATTCATAAAATACTTAGGTGTAGAAGATACAAAAGTTAATCGCACAACAACACGTAAAGCATTAACAGCTGGCGTTGCACGTGTTATGGAGCCAGGTTGTAAGTTTGACTACATGTTAACACTATATGGACCACAAGGTGTTGGTAAATCTGCGTTACTTAAAAAATTAGGTGGCGCTTGGTTCTCAGACAGTTTGGTATCAGTTACAGGTAAAGAAGCATACGAGGCACTTCAAGGTGTTTGGTTAATGGAAATGGCAGAGTTAGCAGCAACACGTAAGGCAGAAGTTGAAGCTATTAAACACTTCATTTCAAAACAAATTGACCGTTTCCGTGTCGCTTATGGTCATTATATCGAAGATTTCCCAAGACAATGTATATTTATTGGTACTACGAATAAAGTAGATTTCTTAAGAGATGAAACAGGTGGTCGTCGTTTCTGGCCAATGACTGTTAATCCTGACAATGTAGAAGTTAAATGGTCGAAGATAACTAAACATGATATTGACCAAATATGGGCAGAAGCTGTTCACTTCTATAATGAAGGCGAAGAACTTTATTTAGATCCTGAATTAGAGAAAGAAATGCGAGACATACAAAGTAAGCATACTGAAGAATCTCCGTATGTAGGTATTATAGAAGAATTCTTAAATACTAAATTACCTACTAACTGGAACGAATTAAGTATCTTTGATAGAAGACGTTATTATCAAGGCGACGTTGATATGTTACCTACTGGTAATGTTGATTACGTCGAAAGAGATAAAGTTTGTGCTCTTGAAGTATTCGTTGAATGCTTTGGTAAAGATAAAGGTGATAGTCGACAAATGATGGAAGTCAAAAAGATAACTAATGCAATTAGGCAGTTAGGTGATTGGAAAGTCTACGAAGGTAATAAAACTGGGAAAATTAGATTTGGTAAAGAATATGGAGTTCAAGTAGCATACATGAAAGATACTAAATTAGATGATTTATTATAGAATTATTTGTATAAATATTCATTTTTAGATTGTTGCAGCTGTTGCAATAAGGTGTTGCAGCAATTTTATAGATGCAACACTTGAAAGGTAAAATTACAACTTAGGTGTTGCAGCAATTTTGTAGATGCAACAAGATGCAACACCTAGATGCAACACCTCTTTCCATTGTGGCTGTAAGGGGCAGCCCATATTGTTGCATCTGTTGCATTAAATTTACTATAAAGTTTTAAAAGTAATGTTAGGGAGTAAAGGGCAATGTAGTGTAGCCCTAATAGCGTATAAGTGTGTGAATGGGTGTTTTTTCTGCAACAGCTGCAACACTTATATAATTTATAAATTAATTATGCAAGGTGTGAACACATGAAAGAGTCCTTAATTGAAATGTATTTAAAAAAAGAAATTACAAAGTTGAATGGTTTATGTTTGAAATGGGTAGCACCTGGAACAAGAGGTGTACCAGATAGAATTATCATAATGCCAAAAGGTAAAACATATTTCGTTGAGATGAAACAAGAAAAAGGGAAACTACATCCGTTACAAAAATATGTACACAAGCAATTTGCTACAAGAGGTCATAACGTTTATGTACTTTGGAGTAAATCAGAAGTGGACAGGTTCATTAGTGAGGTGGTCATAGAAAATGACGATTAAGTTTAAACCACATGAATATCAAAGTTATTCCATACAAAAGATAATAGAGAATAATAAATATGGTCTTTTTCTCGATATGGGTTTAGGCAAGACTGTTTCAACATTAACAGCATTTAGTGATCTGCAGATAATCGATACTGATAAGATGTTAGTCATCGCACCACTTAATGTAGCTAAAGATACTTGGGCAGATGAAATTAACAAGTGGGAACATTTAAAACATCTTACAGTTTCTAAAGTATTAGGAACACCTAAGCAAAGAATAGATGCACTTAAGCAAGAGGCAGACATCTATATAACGAATAAGGAAAACACGAAATGGTTATGCGACTATTATAAAAAAGATTGGCCATTCGATATGTTAGTAGTAGACGAACTATCAACATTTAAGAACCATTCAAGTCAAAGGTTTAAAGCACTGAAAAAGAAAATGCCACTTGTTAAAAGGTTTGTTGGATTAACTGGAACGCCAAGTCCAAATAGCATGATGGATTTATGGGCACAAGTTTATCTGATAGACAGTGGCGAAAGATTAGAGAAATCATTCACTAGATTTAGAGAAAGATATTTCAAACCAACACATCAAGTAAGCGAGCATGTATTTAATTGGGAGTTAAGAGAAGATGCAGAAGAATTAATATATGAAAGAATAGATGATGTGTGTATCAGTATGAAAGCAAGTGATTATCTATCAATGCCTGAACGAATAGACACAGTTCAAGAAGTAACTTTATCGAACAAAGAACGTAAACTCTATGACGAGTTAGAACGTGATTACATTTTAGAATCAGAAGATGATGGGGATATCGTTGCACAAAGTGGTGCATCATTAAGTCAAAAATTATTACAGTTATCTAATGGTGCAGTGTACACAGATGAACAAGAAGTAAGACAAGTACATGATCGTAAGTTAGATAAGTTAGAAGAAATAATAGAAGAGTCACAAGGTCAACCAATACTTTTATTCTATAACTTTAAGCATGATAAAGAGCGAATACTTGAACGGTTTAAACAAGCAGTTGTATTAGGTAGTGATAACTATAAAGAAGATTGGGATAAAGGAAATATAGAAATCTTATTAGCACATCCAGCAAGTGCAGGTCATGGTCTTAACCTACAACAAGGTGGGCACATTATTGTATGGTTCGGATTAACATGGTCACTTGAATTGTATCAACAAGCCAATTCTAGGTTGTACAGACAAGGACAAGATAATACAACAATCATTCATCATATAATGACAGACAATACTATAGAGCAAAGAGTGTATAAAGCCTTACAGAATAAGGAACTAACACAAGATGAACTAATGAATGCAGTTAAAGCAAGAATAGCAGAGTATCAGTAAACGGAGGTATAGGCATGTACAATGAGAATGAGATAAGACAATTAATTATAGGATATAGTTGGAGACAGAATCTACTAGAAGATAAGGTGTATCAATATGATAGTACATCCATTGGTCAGTATGGTATTGAATCAGTAATGCCTAATGGTCAAGGTGGTACTGGTAATAAGGTATTAGTTAGAGTGATACAGAATGATAGGGATAACAAACACTCACAGAAACTAATAGAAGAGTTAGACTTTGTAGATAGATATGAGAACTGTATAACGAATGATAAGAACTACCACATACTTCAATTACTTAAACGAGGAGAGAAGATAAAGACTATCGAAAGACTACTGAACATTAGTGAACGTAATGTGTATGATAGGATAAAGGCTATTGTTAAAGTGTATAGGGAACAACAGACGTAACCTGCAGAGATTGCAGAGATTGCAGGGTTTGCATGTTATTATGTAATACTAAATCAATTGTATATAATATCCATATGGGATAAGTACTCATCGTTCCAGTACCTATCATCGTGAATACTATAATATAAGTAGGCACATCACTCAGTGGTGTGTCTTTCTTTGTATGCTGATTGATATGAGTAGCATCACATGAATCATTATAACTATCTATTAACTAACAGTCATGATGATGTACTCATATGAGTTAGTACATATAACTCATACGTCATAACCATTGGTGATCTATATGTATCTAGACTAATGAGCTTAACTCATAAGGAGAATAGCAGATGACACTATCGAAGGAGCAACGTCGTTCGTTCTACAACAGTCAAGACTGGAGAGACAAGCGAGAGCATATCAAAGAACGTGACCATTACGAATGCCAAGAGTGTAAGAGGCAAGGTAAAGTATCACTCGATATATACGAGCCTAATAAGAATGGTCGTAAGAAGATAAAGCTTGTAGTACATCATATTAATGAACTTGAATTCAATCCAGAACTTGCGCTTGAAGATGATAACTTAGAAACACTTTGTGTTGATTGTCATAATAAAATTCATGACAGGCATTATACAAATTGGCGAGAGCCAAAGAAAAATAAATGGTCTGATGATGAGATGTGGTAATAAAATATTTATTAACTTGTATAAAAAAATTATTTAATATTAAAATCACCCCCGGGTCAAAAAGTTTTGAAAATTATTTTGGTCGGGGAACCGGTGTAGGGGAATCGAATCCGCAGATTTATTTTAAAATAAAATACGTAAGGGGGGTACCTAGTGAAAAATAAATCTAAAATCAAGACATATCTATTAAGTAAAATAGATAAAGATAACTTAGTACAATTAGAAAAAGTGGAACGATATTTAAATTTATTAGATCTATTCTATAAATTGGATGAAGATATAAAAAATAATGGATTAATGGTTGAAACGCAAAATGCGTCGCAAAGTTTTTTAAAACTTAATCCTGCTATAGCAGAAAAAAATAAAATTAACACCTCACTTTTAGCAATTGAAAAATCTTTTGACTTTGAGAAAAAAGAGATTGAAGAAGATAAACCCTCCAACGATTACGTATGATTAGTCAAAAGTATGTAGATGAATACATTGATTTGTGGGAAACCGGTAAAATTATTTTAAACCAAGAGAGAATCGATTTAATTAGGTATCTTCAAAAACATGTTCTAACAAGAACTGATGTTTACTTTGATGAAGAAACGATTGAAAACTGTATTAAATTTGTTGAAAAATGGTATTTTCCAACAGAAGCTTTTCAGAGGTTTATTATAGCGTTTGTTTTTCTTATAGATAAGGAGATTGAGCAAGCATATTTTACTGAAATAGCAATTTTTATGGGCCGTGGTGGAGGGAAAAACGGGCTTATAAGTGCTATTAGTGATTTTCTTTCAACACCGTTACACGGAGTAGAAGATTACCACATATCAATTGTTGCTAACAGTGAGGACCAGGCAAAAACTTCTTTTGATGAGATATATAAAACAATTACAAAAAGCAAAAGAAATAAAACTGGAAAAACTCCAAATGGCCCCTACATTGTAAGTAAAACTGAAATAAAAAATAGAGAGACAGGATCTATTATCAAATACAACACTTCTAACACAAAAACCAAAGACGGCGGTCGTGAGGGCTGTGTAATCTTCGATGAGATACACTACTTTGAAGGACCTGGAATGGTTAATGTGAAACGTGGTGGTTTAGGTAAAAAAGATAACAGACGAACTTTTTACATCAGTACAGATGGGCACTTAAGAGAAGGTTATATGGATTCTATGAAAGATAAGATAAAAAGTATTTTATCTGGAGAATTTAAAAACAGTCGTATGTTCCCTTTCTATTGTAAATTAGATGATCCTAAAGAAATAGATGATGAAGCAATGTGGGAAAAAGCGAATCCTATGTTTCATAGACCTTTATCAAAATATGCTAAAACATTATTAAGTACAGTACGTGAAGAGTATGATGATTTACCTTTCAACCGTTCAAACAGACCAGAGTTTGTTACTAAACGTATGAATTTACCAGAACAAGATCCAGAAAGTATAGTTGCCCCTTGGGAAGAAGTTTTAGCAACTAACAGACCTATGCCAGACTTAAAAGATAAAGAGTGCATTGGTGGTCTTGATTATGCTTTCTTAAAAGACTTTGCAAGTGTAGGTTTATTGTTCAGAGAAGGCGAAGATTATATTTGGAAAACACATTCCTTTATCAGGAAAGGGTTTCTAGATAGCACTAATTTAGAGCCGCCAATTCATGAATGGGAAAAGGATGGACTTTTAACTATTGTTGATACTGATGTTATAGAAATTAAGTTTATAACTGATTGGTTTTTAGAAATGTCAGAACAACATAATTTAACAAAGGTTATTGCTGATAACTACAGAACAGATATTGTAAGACATGCATTTGAAGAAATTGGAATTGAATTAGAAGTGTTAAGAAATCCTAAATCCTTACATGGATTGTTAGCCCCAAGAATAGATACTATGTTTGCTAAAAAGCTAATAGTTTTTGGTGACAATCCTTTAATGAGATGGTTTACAAATAATGTAGCAGTAAAAATGATGCCTGATGGATCTAAACAATATATTAAGAAAGACGAAATATATAGAAAAACAGATGGTTTCCATGCTATGTTACATGCCTTATACAGAGCAGATGATTTGCTAGAAGCGGATATCGGCGACAGTTTAGATTTCTTAAATGCAATTAATTTCTAGAAAGGAGGAAAGCAATGGTTAGTTTTTTTGATAGAATTTTTAATAGACATGAAGAAGCAAGTTGGATGTATGATTTGGAACTGTTCCAAGATACTTCCCAAAAAGCCTATTTAAAACAAATGGCATTAAGTACATGTATAGAATTTTTAGCACGAACAATATCACAATCTGAATTTCGTTTTACAGATGAAAATGACAAAGCAATAAAAGACAGTGTTTGGTATAAATTAAATACAAGGCCAAATACCGATTTATCTTCTACTGATTTTTGGCAATCAGTCATTTATAAGTTGATTTATGATAATGAAGTTTTGATTATCGTTACTGATACTAAAGACTTAGTAATAGCAGATAATTTCACAAGGAAAAAATTTGCTTTATACCCTGACATATTTGAGGGTGTCACAGTCGGAGAATACGAATTTGAACGTTCATTCAAAATGGATGACGTAATTTATTTAACTTATAACAATGAAAAATTAAATAAATTCACTGAAGGGTTATTTAGTGATTATGGTGAAATCTTTGGCAGAATGATAAACGCACAAATGAGAAATTATCAAATACGTGGGATTATCAATGTAGATTCACAAAATGTAAACAGTGAAAAAGAAATAGAAAAAATGCAAAAATATGTAAATAAAGTTGTAGATTCATTTAGCAAGAATGGCGTTGCAATCACACCATTGACTAGAGGTTTTGATTTTCAGGATGTTTCAGCAAATACAAAAGGGAATAATGCTTCTTTCGATGAATTAAACAAGTTGCAAAAATCGATGATTGATTCAGTGGCTAAAGCTATTGGTATACCACCTTCCTTAATACATGGTGAATTAGCTGATTTAAAAAATGCATTAGAATCATATAGCAAATTTTGTACTAAACCACTAAACAAAAAGATTGAAGACGAATTGAAAGCAAAGCTTTTAACGCAAAAAGAAGTAATTGCTGGCAAGAATCTTAAAGTTATTGGTATAGATAAAAAAGACCCATTAGAAATTGCAGATTCAATCGATAAGCTAGTAGCATCAAGTACCTTTACTCCTAATCAAGTTCTTATTTTACTTGGTGAAGAACCTAGCGATGATCCTAAAATGGACGAGTATAAAATCACTAAAAACTATCAAGATGTTATGGACAATAAGGGTAATGACGAAAAGAGTAAAGATAGCGAAGAATCACTAGAAGGGGGTGATAAATGATGAAAATAAACGTAAAAGGCGCAATCGTGCCCAACAATGACAAATGGATTTATGACATGTTAGAAATGGATGCCACATCACCTAAAGACGTGTTTGATGCGCTATCATCTACTGATGATGATGTAGAAGTTATCATCAATTCAGGTGGCGGAGATGTGTTTAGCGGAAGTGAAATCTATACAGCTTTGAAAGAACATCAAGGTAATGTAAACGTCAAAGTTGTAGGTGTAGCTGCAAGTGCTGCGTCAGTAATTGCGATGGCAGGTTCGAAAATCGAAATGAGCCCAACGGCTCAAATGATGATTCACAATGCTAGTTCTATAGCTGTTGGGGATAACAGAGAAATGCAAACTGCATATAACATGCTAACTTCAGCTAACAAAGCAGTTGCTAATGCTTATATTGCTAAAACAGGAAAATCCGAACAAGAGATTACTGATCTAATGAATGAAGAAACATGGTTTAGCGCAGATACGGCAGTTGAGCAAGGATTTGCAGATAGCAAGATGTTTGATGAAAGCGCACCGAGATTGGTTGCTAATTCAGGACAAATGCTATCTAACGATGCAGTAAGTCGTATTGCAACATTAATGAGTAAAACACCAGAAGTAAATATTGATGTTGAGCAAATTGCAAATAAAGTAATTGAAAAATTAGAAGATAAAAAAGAACCGTTTATTGATAATTCTACTAAAAGTAAATCAGTAGAAAAAAATAAGACTAGGTTCTTTTTTTAATACAAAAAATAAGGAGGGTCATTTAAATGACTATACAATTATCAGATGATTTTAAAACAGCTCGTCAGGAATTCTTAAATGCGATTCAAAATGGCGAAGACGAAAAAGCACAAGCCGAATTATATGGCAAAATGATTAATGAACTATTTGAGGAATCAAAAGCACAAGCGCAAGCAGAAGCAGAAAGAATTTCTAGCTTACCTACAGCAGAGAGTAAACTAACTGCTGAACAACGCAAATTCTTTAATAAAATTAACACAGAAGTTGGATATAAAGAAGAAAAGTTACTACCCGAAGAAACGATTGATCGTATCTTTGAAAACTTAACTACAGAACATCCATTATTAGCCGACTTAGGTATTAAGAATGCTGGATTACGTCTTAAATTCTTAAAATCTGAAACAAGCGGCGTAGCCGTATGGGGTAAAATCTTTGGAGAAATCAAAGGCCAATTAGATGCAGCGTTCAGTGAAGAAACTGCAATCCAAAACAAATTGACAGCCTTTGTGGTATTGCCAAAAGATTTAAAAGACTTTGGTCCAGCATGGGTAGAGCGTTTTGTTCGTTTACAAATTGAAGAGGCATTTGCTGTAGCACTTGAAGCAGCATTTTTAAACGGTACTGGTAAAGAACAACCAATTGGTTTGAGCCGTCAAGTTCAAGAAGGCGTGTCGGTTACAGGCGGTGTTTATCCTGAAAAAGAATCATTAGGAACTTTAACATTTAAAGACCCACGAACTACTGTACTTGAGTTAACAAAAGTATTTAAAAACCACTCAACAGATGAAAAAGGTAAATCAGTTGCAGTTAAAGGTAATGTAACTATGGTAGTTAATCCTTCTGATGCTTTTGATATTCAAGCACAATATACACATTTAAATGCTAATGGTGTTTATGTAACAGCCTTACCATTCAACTTAAATGTAATAGAATCTGTCGCACAATCTGCAGGTAAAATTTTAACTTATGTTAAAGGTCGTTACGATGGGTATTTAGCGGGTGGCATTAACTTACAAAAATTTGACCAAACATTGGCAATTGAGGATATGGATCTATACACAGCTAAACAATTTGCATATGGTAAGGCTAAAGACGATAAAGTAGCTGCTGTTTATGATTTGAATATCAACTCAGTAGAAGACACACCCTAGTGAACCCCAAAACGTTGAAGTTGTAGCTAATGCAAAATCAGCCTCAATTACAGCGGATTAGGGGTGTGGGAAAATGGACGAATTACTAAAAGAGTTCAAGCAACGCATGCATATATTTCACAGTTCTGAAGATGAATCATTAAAACAGATTTTACAAAAATCTTATATAGCGATTCAATCTATCTGTGGCGACTTCGATTTAGAGCAAAATCCAATAGGGCAAGAGTTAGTGATGGAACGTTCCAGATATGTTTATAACGAACAACTGCAATTTTTTCATAAAAACTTTTCTACATTACTTCTTGATTTTGGAATTGCTAATAAAATATATGGTGGTGAGGATTTTGGCGACGATGAGATACAAAAGTAAGAAAGTCCAATCAGGAGACTTACGTACACCCGTTATATTTTACCAATATAAAAACGAAGGACCCTATCCAGATGATGTAGAAGAAGTTGAAGTTCATCGATGCTATGCCGAAACTTATAACCCCTCAATGAAAGATAGACAAATTCTAGGTGTCAACGAATCTATGCAAGGTTTGAGTATGGTTATAAGAGATGCTTATCAGTCTTTTACGCCTAATAATAGACATATCGTTTTTGTAGAAGATTTTAGGCTAGAAAACCCTTTATTCAATGTACATGAAGTAAGACTTGATACACCAGAACGTGGATTCATCACATTAGTATTGGGTGAAAAATAATGGGTGTGGAAATTAAAGGGCTTAAAGAGTTAGAAAATCAATTAGAAAAACGATTTGGTGTAAAGGCAATGAGAATAAAAAGCGATAAAGCTTTAACTGAAGCTTCTGATTATATGCTAAATGAAATGAAGTCACATTTTAAAGCGTTTAAAGATACAGGTGCTTCAATTGATGAAATGACGCGAACAAAACCCTTCACAGATGCTAGAGATAGACAACGAACTGTGGTCATAGAATGGGTAGGTCCTAAAGATAGATATAGGCTTATACATTTAAATGAACATGGCTATGATCGTAATGGTAAAAAAGTAATACCTAGAGGATTTGGTGTCATTGAGAAAACATTACAAGCAAGCCAAGCAAAATACAGGAAAATTGTAGTTGATGAATTGAGGAAAGGCCTATGAATATACTCACCTACATTAGAGAAATAATTATAAAAGATGAAATGATTAATACTCATATTTCAAATAGAATTTATTTTTATGAAGTGAGTGAAAATGCTGATACAACAAAACCTTTCATTATTCTTTCGCCAGTTGTAGATAGCCCAAGTTCATTTGCTTCAAACAAATATCTATCTGAAACATACACAGTACAAGTCGATGTAGAAACCTATAAAGATCAATTAACTATCGATATAACAAAGCGAATTCGTTTCTTGCTTAAAGATTATGGATTATACCAAGCTTCAAGCTTATTAGATGCATATTTTAAAGAAACAAAAAGGTATGTCAAATCAAGAAGGTATGAAGGCATACCAAAAAATAAATATTACAAGGGTGAACGTGTCGAATAGATACGTTCTTTTTTATGCCCTAAAATAGGAGGAATTTAAATGGGTTCAGCAACAGTAGGATTTAAAAAATTACATGTAGGTATTTTTGATGACAAAGCAGAAAAAATTATCAAAAGAATGACTTGGGAAGATGACAAAGGCGGTACGGTCAACATGAATATCACTGGTTTAGCGCCAGAAATGGTAGATATGTGGGCTTCTAATAAACGTGTTTGGATGAAAAAACAAGGTACTAATGAAGTTAAATCAGACACGGATTTATTTAATATCCCAACTGAAGATTTAGATGCAGTATTAGGCCGTGAAAAAGATGAAAATGGCACATCATGGGTTGGAGACGATACTCGTGCACCGTACGTTGCAGCAGTTGGAGAATCAGAAGACGCTGATGGTAACCCAATCTATTGTGCATTAGTAAAAGGTACTTTCAGTTTAGATCAAGTTGAATTTAAAACAGCTGCAGAAAAAGCTGAAGCGCCAGAAGCAACTAAACTTACAGGTGATTGGATGAACCGTACAATTGGTGGTAAATCAAGAGCAGTTGGTTACCATGAGGGAGAAGAAGGAGCAGAAGCTTTCCTTGAGTTAGTTTTCCCTGGATCTACTGAAGAACAAGAAACACCCTAAGGCTCCCCAAAACGTTGAAGTAGCTGCAAACAGTAAATCTGCATCTATTTCAGCAGAATAGGGGCTTTCAAATTTTAAATAAGAAGGTGAAAATATGGCTGATACATTAAATGTATATCAAGGTGGTTCATTGGTCAGCAGTGCACCATATGAACAGGGGAAAGCTACTGTAACTATAGATAGTTTAGAAGCAAATACTGAATACCCATCGGGAACATATCATGTTGCTCGACAAAATGAACATGGAGAATCAGAAAAAATAGAAGTACCTGCTTTTAAAACAAAACCTATTTCTGTAACAGGTGTAACTATTACGCCTAAAACAGTAAGTGTTGAAGTTGGAAGTACAACTAAACTTTCTAGCTCAGTAGCACCATCAACAGCAACTAATAAAGATGTTGACTATAGTTCTTCTGATGAAAATATCGCTACGGTAACAACTAATGGCACTGTAGAGGGTGTAACAGAAGGCGAGGCTACAATCACTGTTAAAACACAGGATGGAAGTAAAACAGATAAGTCTGTTATTACGGTTAATGCAGTAGCAGAACCAGAAGTATAAGAAGTTATAGAGGGCTCTATGCCCTCTTTTTTATTTATGAAATTATCAAAGGAGATTACAAAAATGACGAAAAAAGTAGAAATTAGATTAATTAACCCAGAAACAAACAAGGTAGAAGTCCACACAAGAGAAAGTGAGCTAACGGTTCAAGATAAATTAGATTTTGCACAAATGCAAGATGATTTCAAAAATGAAATTCAAGCAGAAACGATGACACAAGTAAAAGCTATAAGAATCAGAACAGAGTTTTTGGCCTCATTATTTAATATTCCTGAGGAACAAATTCTAAAAGGTGTTAAAGCCGCTGAATTAGACGATGTTTGTAAGGACATCTTTTCTAAAATTTCACCAGAAGAATTTCCAGATGACGATGAAGAAGAATCGGGAAAGTAATCTCTTTTGATGAGTTTAGAAAAAATGTAGATTCTATCATGCAATTTTGTATGCGTGAATATGGTTGGACAATTGATGAAGTCAAACGACAACCATATGAAACTTTATGCCGAATGATAATTGAAAAAGGTGAAGAAAAAGAAGAACAGAAACAGAACGAAGTAATAACAGGTTCAGCGCTTAAACAATTATTTGGAAGCTAGAAAGGAGGAAAAGAATGAGCGAAAATATTAAGGGCGTAACGATACGTAACACCATAGATAACTCACAAGTAGAAGAAGGCTTTAAAGGGTTAAAAAGACAGTTAGGCTTAGCTAATAGTGAGTTGAAGTCTAATTTATCTGCGTTTGAAAAATCAGAGCAGTCTATGAAAAAGTATCAAACGAGAATTGATGGACTTAACAATAAAATGAAAATCCAAAAGCAAATGTTCAATCAAGCAGAACAAGAGCTTAAAGATTTAAATGCTAATTATACAAAAGCTAAGCAAACAGTAAGTGGCGTAGAAAAAGCTTATAAGTCTTTAGCAGACGCGACTAAAAAAGAAAAAGCCGCACTTGATAAATCAAATGACGCGGTTAAATCCTCTAATGCAGAATTAAAAAAATCTCAATCTCAGTATAAACGAACAACAGAGCAAAAAGAAAAAGCCTATCAAAAATTAAAACAATTAAGACAAGCTGAAAAAGATTTAAAAAATTCAAATCAAGCTACTACTGCACAACTAAAAAGAGCTGCCGATGCTACACAGAAACAATCCCAAAAACATAAAGAATTAGTACAAAAGTATAAAGATGAAGATGCTCAAGTAAAAAAATTAAGAAAGCAAAATGACTCGTTAGTTTCAACGAATAAAAAAGTAAAAGATACTTATGACAAAACTAACACAGAGCTTAAACAAACAGAAAAAGAATATAACAATCTTAATTCTACTATTAAGAATCATGGTCAAAATTTAACTAATGCGCAGAAAAAAGTAAACGATGAACGAACTTCAATGAACAATTTGCAAAAATCTATTAATAAAACTTCACAAGAAATGAAGTCGTTTAATAAGGAGCAATTAATTGCGAATAGTCAGTTTACTAAAACTGCAAATCATTTAGACACAATGTCTGAGAAGTTTGGAAAAATCGGACATGGCATGACTTCAGTCGGGCGTTCAATGTCAATTGGTGTTACAACGCCTATTGTTGCTGGTTTTGGGGCATCTGTTAAAGCAGCAGTTGATTACGAACAAGCCTTAGCAGGGGTAGCAAAAACCATCAACTTATCGGGCGCAGAATTAAACAAAATGAGCGATGAAATTACTGGAATGTCTAAACAAATGCCTTTTGCTGCAACTGAAATTGCTGGAGTAGCTGAGGCGGCAGGACAATTAGGCGTTAAAAAATCTGAGATTACAGACTTTACTAAAACAATGCTTGATATGTCTGTTGCAACTAATCTAACTTCAGAGGAAGCAGCTACAGAATTTGCAAGATTTGCCAATGCTGCAGGAATGCCAATAGATAAAGTCGACAGATTAGGTGCAAGTGTCGTAGCTTTGGGTAATACAACAGCTACTACAGAAAAAGAAATTGTAGAAATGGGTCAAAGATTAGCAGGTGCGGGTTCACAAGCTGGTTTTAGTGCAGATCAAATTATGAGCATAAGTGCTGCAATGAGTTCTGTTGGTATTGAAGCAGAAGCTGGCGGTACAGCTATGACCCAAATATTCAATAAGATGACTAAAGCAACTGCTGAAGGCGGAGAAACTTTAGATAACTTCGGTAAAACAGCAGGTATGACTGGTAAAGAATTTGCAGAAACATGGGAAGAAAATCCTACAAAAGCGTTATCGGCATTCGTTAAAGGCCTAAGTAACACTGAAGGTGGAGCTAAAGGTGTATTAAAAGCTTTAGATAGTGTTGGTATAAAGGGTATTCGTGAAGCTGATACAATTCGTAGACTGTCTAATAACCATACTGTACTAGATAAAGCCTTAAGAACTGGTGCTAAAGGTTGGAAGGAAAATAATGCACTAACTAATGAAGCGAAAACTCGTTATAAAACGATGGGCTCACAATTACAAATATTTAAGAATCAACTATTCGCGTTAGGTAAAGACATTGGTAATGTTATTGCGCCAGTTGTAGTTGGTATTACTAAAAAATTCGGACAGTGGGCAGAGTCCTTCACCAAAATGCCAAAACCTATAAAAGGCGTAGCTATAGCTTTAGGTTTAGTTGCTGCTGCAACGGGTCCTGTTGTACTAGGAGTAGGTTTGTTATTAAGAGCCGTTGGTAGTGCAGCAAAAGGCTATGCTAGTTTAAATAGACAAATGGCGATTAATACAGCTGAAGCAACAGTTAATGCTGGAGCTAATAAAGCAGCGGCAGGTTCTTTAGTTACCACAAGAAAAGCTACTAAAGGTCAACAAGGCATGTTTGGTAAGTTAGGTAATGTTTTATCTACGACTACTGGACGTTACGGTAAACTTGGCAAAGCAGTTAAGTTAACTGGTGGTATATTAGGTAAATTAACTATTCCGCTAACAATAATAACTACCATATTTGGAGTGGCGTATCAAAAGATTGATTGGTTTAAGCAAGGCTTTTCTGATATGGGTAAAATTGTAAATCAAGTAGGTAAGAGTATTGATTTTTCTTGGGTAGGTAAAATGACTAAAGAAATATCAGGACAATGGGAATGGCTAAAAAATGATATGGCTAGGGGTTTGCAAGACGGCGCACTTTTCAAAGGAATTAAAGTAGGATTTGATGGCTTGCATAAAGCAGTTTCTAAAGCGTCAGATACGACGGATGTTTTTGCTGGAAAAGTATCGAAGGGCACTAAAAAAGCTTTAGGCTCTTATAATAATTTATCTGAAAAAGCCAAAACTAAACTTGAAGAAATTCGTATTAGCCATTCTAAAATTGGGGATAAACAATTACATCAAATTACTTCACTTTATGGAAATATCAATGAAGAAATAACAAAACAGCTTGATAAACGTCATGATAGCGAAGTTAAAGGTTTACAAAAGATTTTCAATAGAACTAACGGTTTAACTAAATCAGAAGAAGCAAAAATACTTGAAACCACTAAAAATAGTAATAAAAAAGAATCAAAAGAAGCTCAAAAAATTAATAATCAAATTTTAGGTATTTACAAAGTGGCTCATAAAGAAAAACGTTCTTTAACTAAAAAAGAGAATGCTAAAGTAGCTGAGCTACAAAGAAACTTAGATAAGACAGTGGTTAAGTCTTTATCTAAAGGAGAAGTTGAACAAAAAGCTATCCTTGAAAGAATGAAACAGAACAAAGGTAAGCTATCAATGCAAGCTGCTTCTAATGTCATTAAAGAAAGCGCTAAAGAACGTGACACTACAATTAAAGATGCTAAGAAGAAATACAAAGATACAGTAGCAGAAGCGGTTAAACAACGTGATGAAACAGGTACATTATCTAAATCACAAGCTGATAAAGTTATCAAAGATGCTAAGAAGCAATATGATGAATCAAAAGGCAAAGCTAAGAAACAACATAAAGCTGTTGTAGATCAAGCACAGAAACAAAATAAAGGTGTTAAGAAAAACATTGATTCTCAGACAGGACATGTGAAATCTCAATGGGAAATTATGAAAGATTCTTCTATTGGCGGAGCCAAAAAAATTGCTAAGAATGTTGGAAAATGGTTTAAAGAAACGCATCAAAGTGCCAATAAATTTTGGAACAAAATTGGTAAAAAGATTGGTGATAAATCAAAAGATGGTTACAACGGGGCTAAAAAATGGTTAGGTAAGTTGCCTGGTAAAACTTCAAAATGGTTTAAAGATACTCATCAAAGTGCTAATAAATTCTGGAATAAAATCGGTAAGAAAATTGGCGATAAATCAAAAGATAGCTACAACGGGGCTAAAAAATGGCTCGGGAAAACGAAAGATAAATCAATAGCTTATTTTAAAGATACCAAAAACGGGGCAGACAAATGGTGGAATAAACTAGGTAAAAAGATAGGAGATAAGTCCAAAGATAGTTATAACGGTGCGAAGAAATGGCTTGGAAAAACTAAGGATAAATCAATCTCTTATTTCAAAGATACTAAAAATGGTGCCGATAAATGGTGGAATAAAATTGGTAGTAAGATATCTGGAAAATCAAAAGATAGCTATAATAGTGCAAAAAAATGGTTTGGCAAAATGAAGGATTCAACTGGCGATAGACTATCTGACATGTGGGGTAAAGCTAAAGATATTTTTGGTAAAATCGCTGGCGAAGGCGAAGACAAATCTAAGAAAACACATGGAAGTTGGAAAGGCTGGTTAGGGAAAACGCTAGATTGGATTAAGAATATCAAGAAAGATTTTGGAAAAGCTGCCTCAGACTTAGGTAAGTCAGTTGCGAACAAAGCGATTGATGGACTGAATGGAATGATTGGCGGTATTAACAAAATTTCCAAAGCAATAACTGATAAGACTTTAATCAAACCTATCACACCTCTATCAACCGGTACTTATAATGGTGCATCCGTTGCTACTGACAGTGAAGGCGGTTTAAAACAATCAACACTTGCAGTAGTTAATGATAAAGGTTCAGGTAACGCACCAGGTGGTGGAGTACAAGAAGTTATTGAAAAAGCTGATGGCTCTTTACATGCTCCACAAGGCAGAAATGTAGTTGTTTCATTAGACCCTGGCGATAAAGTTCATAATGCTACTGACACTAAACGTTATCAAGACATGGGGTTACTTCCAAGATTCCATGGCGGGACTAAGAAAAAGAAAAAAGATGACCCACTTGCTAGTATGATAGCTGATAAATTCAGTGATGTCGCAGGAGGATTTAAAGAAGGTGCTTCTAAAACTGCACACGGAATCAAGAAGAAAACCGAAGATGGCTTAGAAAAAACATCAGAAATGGCCAAAAAAGGTGCAGCATGGCTAGGAGATAAAATTGGCGATGTTTGGGATTATGTTTCAAATCCTAAAAAATTAGTTAACAAAGTTATGGAAAGTATGGGTATAGATTTCGGAAAAGGTGCAAATGCCACTGTTGGTATGGCTAAAGGCGCTTATTCAAAACTAAAAACTTCTTTAGCAGATAAAGTTAAATCTATGTTTGAGGAATTTGGTGGAGAAGGTGATGCATCGTGGTTATTCAAGCATGATATATGGCAAAGGTTTGGTAACTATACCGGCGGCTTAACTTTTAATGGTGGTAAACACTACGGTATGGACTTCGGTATGCCAACTGGCACAAATGTTTATGCTGTAAAAGGTGGTATTGCTGATAAAGTGTGGACTGACTTTGGCGGTGGCAACTCTGTACAAATCAAGACAGCTGCAAACGAATGGAATTGGTATATGCATTTGTCTAAACAGATTGCTAGACAGGGTCAAAGAATTAAAGCGGGACAATTAATTGGTAAATCAGGCGCTACAGGTAATTTTGTACGCGGCGCGCATCTACACTTCCAATTAATGCGTGGTGGCCATCCAGGTAATGACACTGCAGTTAATCCTGAAAAATGGTTACATTCACTAGAAGGTAAAGGCGGTGCTAATTCAGGACCAAAAGCAGTTCAAGCTTGGAGGCCAGAAGTCATGAAAGCATTGGGCTTAGCAGGTTTACCACAAACAGCAGCCTATGCTAACGCTTGGTTAAGACAAATCAATACAGAATCAACTGGTAATCCAAAAGCAGTAGGACCTGGCAGTTCAGAAGGTAACCCTAAAGGATTAGTACAAGTTAAACCTGGTACATTTAATGCATTTAAGTTAAGTGGCCATGGCAATATATTCAATGGACTTGATAACTTAATAGCTGGTATGCGTTATGCTAAAGCAACATATGGTGGCAGAATGCTAAAACAAATTGGTGTAGGGGGGCCATATGCAAACGGTGGTATGGTTACTAAGCATCAAATAGCTGAAATAGGAGAAGGAAATAAAGCTGAAATGGTTATTCCTTTAACTAAACGTAATAGAGCTGTTCAACTTATAGAACAAGCTATGCAATATGTAGGTATGGATACTGGTAAAACTAATGTAACAGTGAACAACGACAACTCAACTATTGAAAAGTTATTGAAACAACTTGTTAGAGTTAACGATCAAAATAATAAACTTACTCAAACAATCATTAGTTTGTTAAGCAATCAAAAGCAAGGTAATCCTAAAGATGCAACGAATATTATTTCACAAATCTTAGGAGAGAATATGCGCATGGCTAGTTATAGTCAAGGAGGTTAGAAATGGCGGAAGATAGATGGTTGAAAATCATAGATGAAAATGGAACGACAAATGTTAATGACCATATTAGTAAATTCATATTTCTAGATGCGAAGTCAACATATCCTACTTCAGTTGAAGACAGTATAACAATTAAAGGCATAGATGGTGAGCTACCTAGCGTAGCTTCCTTCTCGCCTTTTAATTTGGTTGTTAAATTCGGTCTTGATGGCATAGATGAAAAAGACATTAACTTAATGGAACAAGTATTAAGGAATTTGTTTTATAGAAGAAAACCTTATTATGTTATTACTTCAGACAATCCAGGTAGAAAGTATTTAGTTAATAATCCAGATATGAATCCAGATTATACAGACTTTTCAGCAACTCGCTTTGAAATGACTTTCAGCGTCAAAAAAGGTTATTCTGAATCACTTAAAGATACAGATGAATTTAGTTTATCTAGTGGTGATTGGCAGTTCGAAGGTGGGCTGTTATCTGATGATGAAATTAAGTACAAACATGATACAACGAGTTTTAAAATTTACAACGGTTCATCTGATGTGATTAACCCTTTGCTAAGACATAGATTCAAGTTAATCGTTAATATAGACGCACCTAAAGGATTTAAGGTAAATAACAAGACTACTGGAGATACATTCGAGTACAAGAAAGCGATAAAGCGTAATCAAACGCTAACCATAAATGGCGTACATCCTTTCATTAATAACAATCGTGTAGGTATTGATACTAATTGGCAGTGGTTAACATTAAATGAAGGTTTTAATGATATAGAAATTACAGGCGAGAATATAAGCAAAGTATCAACTCAATGGATATTCCCGTTCATATATAGGTAGGTGAATGAATTGGAAAGTTTAATCTTAAAGAATAGAAAGGGTACGTTTGGTGAAATACTCACTGATTTTGACTTCGGTTCATTCAAATATGAATATGAAAAAAACAACGAACGATCCATTGGCTTTACTATTTACAAAACCTCATTAAATACTGATATATTCGACACATTGTTGAATGAAATGTTGATAGTGTGGAAAGGTCAAGAGTATGTGATTAAATCTACATCTATTAAGTATGATGGTGCGATTGTTACGAATGAAATTACTGCTAAACACATATTCATGGAGTTTCAAAATCATTATATTCAAAAAGATTTAGAAAACGAAGAAATGAATAGTGAAGAAACTACAGATGAAGATAATAAACCCACGATGACACTGGAACAATACCTTGAATTTGGCTTTAAAGGTAACAAACTTGGATTCACTTATGAAATAAGAGGTAAATTCACTAATCGTGTTGCGATTGATGAATTAGGCAATAAAAATGGTATGGAATTTCTAACAGAAGGAGCAGAATTATTTAATTATATTTATTTTGCCGACAATAAGAAAATTTACATCTATGATGAAGAAACATTTTATCAAATGGCAGATATACCATTGATCTACAAATATAATTCAAGTGAAGTACAAGCCACAGTTACTACTACTGATGTTAAAACTTACATTCAAGGTTATGGTAAAAAGAAAACAAAATCAGAAACTAAAAATTATAGCCCGATGAAGCCTAAAGATTTAGGTTATTCCGGTACTTTCATCAAAGATGGCACATGGCGTACAGAGATTAAAGGTGCAAGTTACAGTAAAACATTTAATTGCAAATGGGGTAACGAAACACTCGAATGGACGCTTAAAAAGATGTCGAAAGGTGGATTGGTCAACGTTTATTTGGACGGTGAAATCGTCGGCACATATGAATGTTATAGCAAAACAGCAACATCTGAAAAGATTGTCATTGCGCAACGACTAACAAAAGGTAATCACACATTTAAAGTAGTGTTCAAAGGTGCGAAGCCTGGTATTGATTATAAAAAGTCTAATCCATGCATGTATGTAGGTACTGAAAAATCAACTGTATTAAATTTAACAGCAGTATTAAAAGGGACTGATGTTTATTATGCATATGCTGATTATACATCGCCTAATAAAGATGCATTCGGTTTTTCAGAAGCACCTACAGTGTTTGATGATAACGCATTAGATGAAGATGAACTTAAAAAATCAATTATCGAACAACTCAACGATCAACCGACAGTCGAAGTATCAACTAACTATTTAGGGTCCGTTGAGGATAAACACTATCTTAACAACAATGACATTAAAGAAAACAACACAATACGCTTTATACATCAACCTTTAGGCTATAACCTAGATTTAAAGGTTGTGAAGTTAACGGCATCGCATCCATTAGTCAATGAACCTGTCGAAGTCGATTTCAGTAATTCACCAACAGATATTATTAAAATACAACAAGGTATAAATAGGAACATTAAAAAAATGAATAACTTAGTTAAGGGCGGGTCACTTAGTGGGTCGTCTTTTACTATGCCTAAATTAGCATCTGATTCAATAGGGAGTGTGTTAGTTAATGAATAGACCTACCGAAATCAAATACCCATTAGATGAAAATGGAGAACCATATTTTGCAGCAACGCACGTAAAAGCAATACTAGGTTTAGAAGAATTTGATAACGGCGATGATATTAGTAACTTAAATGTACTAATAAAAAACCTTAATACAGATATATCAACAGTTAATTCTAGTATGTCTGATATTTCGGTATTAGTTAATAACCAAAAAACTGAAATTGATAATCTCAAAACACAAATAGATACTGCTAACACTGAGATAGATAATTTGAAACAACGAATAGAGATTTTAGAAAACAAGGAGGTTATAACTGATGAACCTATTTAAAAATTTAGGTGTGAGTTTAGGGCAAGCGTTCAGAAGAAGAATAATCGAGAATTTTTATATGATAGAAAAATATATTAACAATATATTAAGTTCTAATGTTAAGCACCAAACGACTGATAAAAATGCGCATCATTCTAAACAGATTACACACCAAAATTGGACGGTTAAAGACGAGTTGGACTACCAATGGGAAGTAAAAGATAACTTAGTTATTGGTGCAAATGGTGACGGTATTGCAGAAACGAAAGAATCACGTACAGCAGTAACTGACAAAGTATCTTATCCAACTTTAAACAATCGTTTGAAGCAAGATTTCTTATATTTACTAAAAAATGATGAGGACATTATGAAAGAATTAAATGACTTCAAAGAACAAACAAATCACAACTTATCATTAATAGATAACCCGTTAGATAGACTTAATTATCAACGAGGCTTAGGTGTTATAGATGCACGTGGACTTGAGGGGATAAGTTTTATTCAAGGCATAAATATTAATCAAGATAAAGATGAATTATATGTTACTCGTAAAGATAACGCTAAATCAGAAATGATTATTACTCGATATAAATATAGCTCTTTAAAATATATGGATCATAAGAGTATTAAGACAAATTCTACTGGTGCATTTAATGAAGGCTCACCTTACTTTTATAATGAACAAGGTGATTTGTGTTTTATCATACGTGTGAACTACGACCAAATTGCATGTATTTATAATTATACGCAAGACCGAAAAAGTAAAGATTTTGTATTACCTGGCAGTAGTAAACACGGTACTGATCTAGATGGTAGATATTACTTCACACATTTTGGACATTCTAAAGATGTCTTTGGTGTATATGTTTATGATTTAGAAAGTGTAAAGGAAATGAAACCTAAACTCATTAAAATGTTACGTTTTGATAAAGAGGCAATGTTTGATGAAAAACCACAAGGTATAACAATGGTTAACGACCATTTTGTCATAACAAGAGGGGAAACAGAACCAATCATTACGGTGTTAAACTTCTCAGGTAAAATTGTACAAAATTTCCCACTGGACAAATATAGTGTTCAAGATATGCTAGCAACTACATTAAATGATGACTCAATTGAGTTCTCGCCACCTCGATATGAAACAGAGGCAGCATGTGCTATTAAAGGTGACGACGGTAATGAATATCTTGTAATTCCACATATTTTTTATAATAATGAAAAAGTATATTTAACTGTAGCTGGTGATAAGACAGGTTATAAAGTAACAACAAAAGAACCTATTCAAAATAAAATATACCCTAAATGGAATTTAGTTACTGATTATAAAAATGGTACAAGCGCTTATTCACAATATGATTGGGAAAAACCACAATACATGATGGATAGTGATGGCTTTATAACATTGAGAGGAATTGCGACTTATCCTAGACGTAATAGAAACGAAGAATGGACAGCTATGAATAAAGTGCTGTTTACGTTGCCATATCCTTATATCAACTATACTAACCAAAACTTTAAAACGGTCGCTGGTGGTAACCCTGAAAAAGCAAATCGTATTATGATATCAAGAAATAGTTCAGGTTTAACTGATGTCATATTGGTTTCAACATCGGATAATTCAGATAAACCTTTCTGTGTATTAGATGGTATTAGATTCTATTCAGAAACTAGACTAGAGAAAACGGAGTTGAATTAATATGGCACTTAATAAAATAGCGAGAACACAGTTAGACACAACTGCGTATTACCAAAAGTTATTAGATTTAGATGTTCGATTCTTTGTAAATGACGATAATACAGCAATATTAGAATTTCCAATCACACGTCATAAAAAGCCAGTGCCTTTGAGCGATGTGAACGTAAAATCTTATATTGCTATCATCACGCCAGACGGTTCACATAAAATAGATTATTTAGAGTTCTACGATGAATTGAATGGGATTTTAAGATATACATTACCTAATGATGTATTGGCACAAGTAGGTAAACATCACGCTCAAGTTTATATTAGCGTAAACGGTGTGAACGATGTTGTCGTAGAAAGAAAAATAGCATTTAACGTAGAAGATGATTATATCAATTCAATTGATGCTGATACGAAATTAAGTTATATCAGAATGTTTGATGACTTATACGCAGCTATTCAACAAAGAGTCGTTGATATAGAAAATGCCATTAAAAACGCATCTGATTATGTGACACAGATTACTGAAGCACGTGATCAAGCGTATGTAGATATAACAAATTTAGTTAACCAAACGAAACAAGAAATCGAAACAGCTATTAATAATTATAAATCAGAGATATTACAAGCGTTAAACGAAAGTGAGTCAAAGATTGAAGCACGTTCTGAATACTTTATTCAACAAGCTGAAAATGCTAAAACAGAAGTGACTCAAGCCATTAACAATGCCGAATTAGTGAAGGAATCGAAAGTTAGAGAATTAATAGCAAATCTTCAAAGTAAAGAAGAAGCAGAAACAAGTTATGAATCGTTATTACAACAAGCTAAAAACTATGCCGATTCTTTGATATCTAGCAATACAGGTAAAGCGCCATTAATTAGTGGTTTAGATTTCAATAACTTTAACGCAACTATTCAAAAATCAGGAGAATACTATTTCGACAATGGTAAAAACGCACCTAAAAACCTTACTGAAGGTTTTGTGCGTTATATGAAATATGCTACACAGACAAGTGATGATACACCAGAAATTATTAATGGTTATGTTGAAGTTATACCGAAGAATAATTCGCAATATGTATATGGTAGTTGGATAAACTCTGGCGTTATAGCAGGGTGGAAAAAGACATTTAGAATTGATTTAAATGAGGATCTATTAACTAAGAATGAAGTGAATAGTTTAGTTAATAATTCGAAAACAGAATTACTTCAAACTATAAATAATACTATTCTAGACACTGGTTGGGTACCGATCACTTTATTAAATGGTGTAACTGAATATGCTAGCGATACAATACCTAGTGCAAGATTATACAAACATAACAATATGACAATACTTGCAATTAGAGGTGCAGTAAAAGGCGTAAGTAGTGCTATGACAATCGGTAAGTTACCGAACAGTTTTATTGAAACAGTTTCGATTGGATACACGTACATGCAACAAACAAGTGATGAAAATGGCAAACCACAATTTGCTAAATGGGCAATCGCTAGAAATGGTGATTTGAAAACAACAGGTACTTCAAGAACGTCTTACAATTCTACATTATGGCTTCCAATTGATACAGTGATGATGGGATAAGGAGGAATATTATGAAATTAGTATACTTTTTCGATGATAAGGGTTATTCAAATGGGGAAAATGATTACATTTTTCCAGATGAACAGGGTAATTACAATTTGCCAAATAACGCCACAGATATAAAACCTTCAAATAGTTTGTATACTCCTATCAAGTTTGATGGCGAGAAATGGATAGGAACTTCAAAAGAGCAATGGCAAAAAGAAAACCCAGTTGAAGATAATAATGAACTGCCACCAACACAAAACAATGGCGTTGGCACTGATGAAGAACTACGTAAAATGTTTGCGAATATGCAAGTCCAGTTAGTTCAAGCGAACATGATGGTTAAGCAACTCTCAGAACAAAACGCTAGGTTATCTCAAGAAATGGTGGTAATCAATAAAAAAATAGAGGAGGCAACGAACAATGAAGATGTTGTTCCCGAAGTTTGAAGATATAAAAATAATGTATAGTGAATGGCATTGTTACACTAATGACCAAATAAAATGGTTTGTGGATATGGAAGTAATAGACAAAGAAGAATACGCATTGATCACCGGTGAGAAATATCCGGAACAACCACAGGCTTAGGCTTGTGGCTTTTATTTTATAGAAAGTGGGTGAGTGAATGAAAAGGACATTTAGTATTAGTAAGTTAGACACAAAAGAAATATTGTTAATCACTCAATCCTTACTACTAGGTTCGACCATATTTGGACGGGGTGTACTTTGGTTTACAAGTCCAGAAACAATATTGAAAGATTCGCCTTTTTATCTAGCTTTAAATGAAATCATGCCTATTTGGTTATGGGGTTTAATAATTATGGTTACTGGTTTTCTATATACTATGAGTGCATTGTTTGTGACAAGTATGGAAGAAAACAGCAAATATTATTTCTTCATCTTTGTAGGCGGTTTAACCTCGTCGATATTCTACTTCGTTATGACGAGCGCCGGGTTGTACAATAATTTAAATTGGCTAACACCATTCAACTTTTTAGTATTGACAGCGTGGACTGGTGTTACATCGTTTGTAGGTGGTGCGGAGTTATATGGTAGACGAAAATAAGTTTGTTACACACGATGTATTTAATACACGTGAACGAAAAATATATCAGTACATTGACAGAGGCGACCAAGAGTTAAAAGATTTATACCATAAACTAGATAAAAAGTTAGAGTTAGATCAACAACGAGGCGAACAAACGATAAAACAACAAGATAAAATGATAGATAGTTTAGACAAGATTAATAGCAATTTAACTGGTTTTGATAAGCGTGTTTCTAATATTGAAACGCAAACAAAATCAAACACAGATGCAATACAGGAAATTAAGGCAACAACTAAAGAAAAGAAAATGGGTGCTGTTCAAGTAACAATTGCTATCATAACGGCGTTAGGTGGTATTCTTGCAGCAGCGATAGGTTTTGCACAAGTATTCTTTTAGAGTCGGCTCATTGAGTCGGCTTTTTATTATGGAGGTTTTTAAATGAATATTACAAAAGGGACTGCAGTTAGGATTCTAGCTTTAATTTTAGCTTTAATAAATCAACAACTTACAAAACATGGTATTAGTCCTATTCCTAGTGACGACCAAATGTTAAGCGACATTGTTGTGTGGATTGTCGGAGCATACACAGCTTATAAAGACAATCCAATAACTAAAGAAGGTAAACAAGCTAACGATAAATTAAAAGAATTGAAGTACGAAAAGAAACAACCGACTAATGGTAAGGCACCTAGTGATTTTGATGCAGATAAAGACGGACAAATATAGGAGGAATTAAATGACTGTAAATAAAACTAAAGCGCAAGCAATAGCTTATTTAAATACGCTTAAAGGTTACTGGTGGGACTTTGATGGAGCATTTGGAGCACAGTGTTTTGACTTAGCTAACATGTATTGGAATTACCTAACAGGTGGACGTTTAGCAGGTTACTATGCAAAAGATATTCCTACAGCAAATAATTTTAATGGACTAGCAACTGTGTACAAAAATACACCTAACTTTTTACCGCAAAAGGGAGATATAGTAGTGTTTCATAGTGGTTATGGTGGTGGTGCAGGTCATGTAGCTATCGTATGGAGTGCTAACTTAAACAGTTTTGTAAGTCTTGTATGAAGTTGGTATGCGTGCTATAATTACTATGAGGACGGTGATTATAGTGGGGTATGTAAAATATAATAAAGAAGATTTTGTAGGGGTAACAAAAGGAATATACACATTCGTGAAAATGAAAAATAGTACGATTGCTTACTTTAACTGCACTGAGTGTAATGAAGTTAAAGAAGCTAATTTCTATATGTGGTTAAAAAACGGGCGGAAAGTTTGTGATTGTTTAAATAAGAACACAAATCATAAACTGTTCCACAGATATAGCAAAATGTTATACCGATGCTATAATGAAAATGTAGAAAATTACAAATATTATGGCGGGAGAGGTATAAAAGTATGTGACCGTTGGAAAAATTCTTTCGAAAATTTTCTAGAAGATATGGAACAAACTTATTTTGAAGGTGCTGAGTTAGATAGAGCGAATAACGATTTAGACTACAGTCCAGAAAATTGTAGATGGGTTACACATTCTCAAAATATGCTCAATAGAAAAGGGTTCGATAATAATACAGGTTATCCAGGAGTTAGGAAAACATTATATAATACCTATGTTGGAAGGGTTCAAATAAACAAAAAAGAATATCGAACTAAAGCACACAAAACCCCACAAGAAGCATACGAACAACTTAAAAAAATAAAACAGGACCTTTATTCAGAAATGAATATCGAACAACCCTTTTAATTCATGGAAAGCCCTAACGTAAAGTCGAGGGTAATCATGAGCCAAGCCTATTTATAGGAAGGTGCAACGACTATCGAAAGCGCACTAGACACTCTTATGAGTGTCTTTTTTAGTGGAAGTTAGTAGAGTACATTCAAGCGAATGGAAACGGAGGGCAACCCAAGTGGTTGATGATATAGTCTGAGCTATATGGAAACATATAGAAGGCAACAATTAGCGAACGTTGTCGAAACATAACTGAGATCAAAACTGGTATGGAGGTGCGCAAAATAATCCACCAGAAGTTGCACAATTAGTGACTCACACATATGACAATCCTATGTATTTCATTCGTCCACACTATAAAGCTAAAGTAAGCACTGTATCAAAAGTTAAAGCTGCGGTTACAAAACCTAAAGTAAGTAAATCAACAGGTAAGAAAATACTAATCGCAAGTGGTCATGGATATAATGACCCTGGTGCAGTTGGTAACGGTACAAACGAACGTGACTTCATTCGTAAGTACATCGCACCAAATGTACAAAAGTATCTTAAACAAGCAGGTCATACTGTAGATCTATATGGTGGAAGTAAACAGAATCAAAACTTGTACACTGATACTGCATATGGAGAACGTATTGGGAACCACAAAGACTACGGCATGTATTGGGTACACAAGCAGAAATATGACATAGTCGTTGAATTACATCTTGATTCAGCTAGTGCAAGTGCAACAGGTGGTCATGTAATCATATCTGACCATTGGCCAGCAGATAAAGTGGACAAAGATATTAACAATTGTTTGAAAGCTACTGTGGGTACTATCAGAGGTATTGACCCACGTAATGACTTACTCAATGCTAATGTAGCTGGTCGTTTAGGTGCGAATTATAGACTTGTGGAAATGGGATTCATTACCAATAAAAAAGATATGAATTATCTTAAAAAGAACTATGACAAGTTTAGTAAAGAGTTGGCAGGGGCTATCAATGGTAAACCAATTGGTGGTACAAGTGCAGGTAGTAAAAAAATCACTTGGAACTGGAAGGGTAGATTTACTGCAAATACTACTATCAAGGTTAGACGTAAACCTGGATTAAGTGGCGCAGTTGTTGACAAAGGTTCTTGGATATACAAAAACCAATGGGTAGATTTTGTAAGTGTAACTAAGAAAGATAACTATTGGTGGGTTAAATTTAAATATCCGACGAATCCGAAAGCTGGTTATTTCTATATGGCTATTTGTAAGATAACAGATAAAAAAGAACGACTCAAAAAAGAGAAAAAGTTATTTGGTAAGATTAAATATAAATAA